ATGAAACATAGGAAGTGGGATGCATTAGCCTGATAAACAAAATGTTCACTGTGTCGCAATAAGGCTAAATCTACATAGATGATAACGTAAAGGGCTTTTTCGGCCCTATTTTTATGTTACCTCTACAAAGATAGTGGTAATAATTATAAGTCGCTCTTGTAGGAGCATATTTTTCTTTTATTGCTGACAAGTCAGCGCCTTGATAATCCCCCAACATATAGCTTACACATCTTCTGGGTGTTGTCAGAAAAAATAGTTACTTTTGCAAACTGAACCGTCCGAATACTGCGGATGGGTAGAAAGTAGCAAAGAAGACAGTTGCATTACGCACTGTGAACATAAGAGTGGATTTACTCTTTCGCCTAACCGAAATTCTTGCGACCCATTGAGGCGACTCGATGGTGAATTTACATCCGGCAAAGATAAGTCTTACTCAAAGGTGTGTTATGGTCATTGCCATAGCATCCTTTGGGCGTAGGATTTACTTTTCTGGGTGTAGGGTTGCGCAAGACCCTCGGTTAGGATTAGTTTCTTCTGCGCCCTTTTCTGTGCCTGTCCCTCGGCGGAGATTATTCTCAAACCGTAGGCGCATGTTGCATTTAGTCGAAGACTCCAATAAGTCCGTACTGTGTGTCGGGTATATAAGCCGTGACAAATATGACGCAATGAAGTCCAGTCCGGATCGCTGGCACGCTTATCGGCAACAGCTTCGTTCCTTGTTCCGGGGTTTGACCCGTGAAGGATTCAACACGTATTTGTATCCGTCGTGGGGCTTGTTCGATCTCGTATCAGCAGGCGTTCTGCGGGATACCAAAGCCGAGCTTCTCCGCGACTTCGGCGGTCGGTATATCTATTCGATGGGTGTTTTTGAGTGCAGCCGGTCCATGTTGACGACTCCGCCATGCACGGACTATCTCGACGATATTTTACTGCCGCAGTGCGATGATGTTCGTCTTACAAGAAATATCGTATTTCGTGACCTTCTTTCGAATGTTTCGACCGTGATGTATGACAATGCCGAGGAAGATCCGTTCATACAGTCCGTATTGGATCATGCCCGGCAACGGGGCAAGCGGTTGCTGGAGATTTGACACTTCGGCCATTAACAGTTGTTTTCTACTTATATCGACCGTCTATCGGTCGGATATGGGTTTCAACCCGACCGTCCTTCAAAATACTGTTTATGGCCTGAAAAATCGGGTATTTTTCAATACCTGCGATCTTGAGCGCCCGAAGTACCATGTGGTCATCGAGCAACGTCAGGTAATCGTGTTCCGTTATGGTCACATATCTGATGTTTCCTGTAAGTTTCTTCGCCATCGTCGTGTAGATTGAAAAAGTACCTCCCAGTCCGTAAGGGCCGGGAGGTATTGAAATGATTATTTTAACCCAAAATCAGCCGGTATCTCTCCCCAGAGGTCATTGTCCCAATGCCTGACTTCGATCCTGTCGATTATGGCTGACATGGTTTGCAAAAATACTTCGGCTTTGAACAGCAAGGTCGATTTACGGCGGGATGCTGTGCGTTTCTCCCGAAACCATGCAATGGCCGTCCGGCTGTCTGTATAGATGATTCCGGGCGTGTAGTCGTGCTCGACAATGTACTTCGCCGCAGCGACTATTCCCAGAAATTCCCCGGCATTGACCGTCTGGTTCCCCGAATCTTCATGAAAAATCTCGACACCGCTTTTCAGATCGATCCCCCTGAAGCGAGTTTTACCATATTTCATAGAGTGGGACGCATCTGTGGCGATCCCTTCTGTGGGGCGGTTCATCGTCGGATGATATAGCCGTCCTGTTCCATTTGCTGAAGCAGCAAGTCCGCTGCTCCGTGAAATTTCTCGATAACCGCTTCGGGGTCTTGCAGGTCATCTCGTTCTCTGAGTGCCTTCTCTGCTCCGGCTACGGTACGGCTCGCCGGTGAATTTCCGCCCAGCGGATCGAAATAGATGATTTTGTGTCCAAAAATTATTCGTACTTGATAGACCGATTTCGGGATGATGATGGTTTCTATTTTCGCATCATATTTCGGACGCGTTGCCGAAATGACAATGAATCCGTGTCCTTTTCGCATCGGGCGTAACTCCACCTCATACACGACGTTCGGCTTGATAAGCCCCTTCAGATCGGGTGCCAGCAGGCAGATCTTCTTGGGGCAATCATCTTTTTCGCTTACACCACGCAGCCTCCATGTCGTAGAACTGCGGGACACAAACCCGATAATTTCTTTCGTGTCTTTCGACTCCTCAAATTTGAGCTTGATCTTCTCAATACCCATAGTGTTTCCATTGCTTCAAAATTCGATCTCATACTATCAAGTTTATTAAATCTGTTTCGGTCAATTAAAGGGAAAACCCCACACAAATATACCCGCAGTATAGCTGGAAAACAAGTTTTTTGCATATATTTTTTATATGCAACTATTTAATACTGATAATATTTAACAACTGAACGCTATAACCTTTCGTCTTCGGAGAAATGGCTGAAATGTTCATCAGTGTCAGCGAATTGATGCATACCGTAACACTTGTAGTATCTGTATTTTTTACGCCGCAGCGAATCATTACAGTAAATATCTTCGTCTTTGATGTAGAGAATCCCCTGCTCGGTCTCCGGATCATAGTGCTTCGCCCAGTTTTTGATGCGAGGGTTCTCGCCGAAATAGAGTCCTTTCTTCTGCCGCCCGAACACGAAGATGTTATGGATTTGCACATCGGCCGGATCGAAACACTTGGCGAAGTCTGCAAAATCGTAGATGTCCGTATAAAGCATATCTCCGAACCTTTGCGGCGCCAGTTCAGCCATCTTATTGATGGAGTCGCGCGTGGCCGGCCGGGAGCAGATCTCCTCATAGCGCGCCTTGGTTACGCTCTTCTCGGTAACGTAATTCAGGCGGAATCCGTTTCCGATGCTGTCGGTGACATACACCTCGCGGATCAGCTCCCTGTTTTTGATGGCCGAGCGATCCAGCGGGTCCTCGTCGGGTGTGAGGGCCGCGACCAAGATACCGATCACGACGATCAGCCCCAGAAAAATCCATTTGCTGATGCCCAGCAGCGCCAGTGTCCTGTATTGCCGCCGGCTCTCTTTATCGTTCGTCCACTCCATGTTGTTCTTCTTTGTTATCGTATCCGAGAAAAGCCGCAAGATCTCTGAGGAGCTTGGTCAACTGGGACGATTTGGTTATGCCGATCCGATTGCCCCACGGTTTTTCATGGGCAAAGATGGTAAAATCCACCTGTGCTGCATAGGGACCGGGGTATGACAACCCGCCGACGGGCTTCCCGCCGAGAGAAACCATGAAATAGGCTTGCTGGCCGATAACTTCCACCTGATCGCTTATGAGCACGTCATAGGTAGGCAAGGCATCGCTGAGGAGTTTGGCCAAAGGCAGAATCACCTCTTTCGTATAGTTGGGGGTCGTCACTTTCCCGCTGCAACCGGAGCGGACGTGTTCGTCGATCTCGCGGTGGGCAGCTTTGATTTTCGCCTGATAGTTCCTGACCATTTTGGTTACAGGGTCCCAGACGTACTTTTTCTTCGAAGTCGTTTCAGATGTCATAGCATTCGGATTTATAGATTATTGAATTGGAAAGAGTCGTAGATGCCATCCATGGCGCTTTGCCGATCGTCTATGTAGTTCTGGGAAATCTGTAGGCTGGCGTGCCTGAAGGTGCGGTTGACGAGCATAAGGCCATACTCCGACTTCCCGTTATCTTCATAGATTTTCTTGCCGAATGTCTTACGGAACGAGTGCGAGGAGAAGCGTCTGACGGGAAGTTCGTACTTCTCTTTATAACAACGCAGGTGGTAGTTGATATTCTGGGTCGTGTAGGCCCGTCCGGTGCGCTTGTTGAAGAAGAGAAGCTGTTTGAGATCGGGACGCCCCAGACGGTTGTAATATTCGCGGAGTTTGTGTTGCACCGAATCGTTGATTCTCACACGCCGGGTCTTGCCCGTTTTGCCCTCTTTAATGAAATGGATCTCTCCGAAAAGGATCTCTTCCCATGTCAGGTTTTTCACGTCACTCACACGCAGACCCATCGTGCAGGCGACGATGCAGAACAGCGCCCAGCGATATTGCTTGTCGCGTTCAAGGTATTCAATGAGCCGGTAATAGTCGGCACTTTCGAGCGGCTGGGCGGTTGTAGATACTCCTTTTGCTGCCATAGGTTTATGAAGGTTAAGGTGGAATAATGATTACTAAACACTTTACGTGATTACATTTTGTGTTATTACGCAAAATGTATTATATTTGCTGTCAAATGCTAAAATGATGCTTATGGAAACTCCTTTTATCTTTGGAAAGATCGCTACGGAAAAGAATTTTACAGACCGGGAGCAGGAAACGGCTTACTTGGTTTCTCACTTCACATCGCTCATCAACACGATCATCATTTCGCCCCGCCGCTGGGGGAAGAGTTCGCTTGTCAATAAGGCGGCAAAACTGGCGATGGAACAGGATAGCAAGCTGCGCATCTGTCACATCGACCTGTTCAACGTTCGCAATGAGGAGCATTTTTACTCACTGTTGGCCCAAAAGGTCATTGCCGCTACTTCGTCGAAATGGGAGGAGGCTATCGGAAACGCCAAAAAGTTTTTCTCCCGGCTGGTACCAAAGATTTCGATCGGCACCGATCCGACCAACGAGGTTTCCATCGACTTCGACTGGGAAGAAGTAAGGCATAATCCCGACGAGATTCTCGACCTTGCAGAAAAGATCGCCAAAGAGAAGGGGCTAAAAATCGTCATCTGTGTCGATGAGTTCCAGAATATCGCAGGATTCGACGATCCGGAGTATTTCCAGAAGAAATTACGTTCACACTGGCAACTGCACCAGAATGTCGCTTACTGCCTTTACGGCAGCAAACGCCACATGATGCTGGAGGTGTTTACCGATTCGTCCAAGCCCTTCTACAAATTCGGCAACCTGATATTCCTCAACAAGATTGAGACCGAATACCTTGTGGAGTTCTTTAGCAACCGCTTTGCGGATACGGGAAAGAGTATCACAAGCGCAGCCGGCCAGCTTATCGCCACGCTGGTCGACAATCACCCCTATTACGCGCAGCAGTTGGCTCAACTGTCATGGCTCCGTACGAAGGACGAGTGTACCGAGGAGATCGTTCGGGAGGCCCACACGGCTCTGGTCGAGCAGCTGAGCCTGCTGTTCGTGACCATTACCGAGACGCTGACCAACCAGCAGCTCTGCTACTTAAAGGCACTGATCGCCGAAGAAAAGTCGATAACTTCAACGGAGGTGATGCACCGTTACAACATCTCTTCCCCGACCTCAGTCGCCCGTTCGAAGGTAGCCTTGGTCAAGAACGACATACTGGATAATCAGGCCGGCAAGATGTCGTTTCAAGATCCGATTTACGCTTATTGGCTGAAGACGCAGTATTTCGCTAAATGAGTCGACATTCGAGTTCTATAATAAGCAATAATAACCCATAAAGGAATAGAAAGCCGGGCTGCAGGAAATTGCCCGGCATTTCTTTTACTGTGCCGCCTCGTCAATGGCCTGCTGTACGCCGCCGATGGCGGAAATGGCTTCATCCATCGTGTCGATGGCTGTCTGCATCTTATCGCCGCGCTCGCTCTGCTGCAAGCTTTCCGGCATATTGTCCAGTGCCTCCTGCTCTTCGTCCTTGATCTCCTCTATCTGGGAGATCACGTCATCCAGAGACTCCTTGACTTCCTGAAGGCGATTTCTGCGGTCGTTGTTCATGGGGTCGGTTCATTAAGGGTTTTATCGATCTCTGCGACGCAGCGGCGCACGGTCGCTGCATCGATCAGGCCGCCGAACATCCCGGATACGAATCGGTCGTCGTTCTGCTCGACGATCTGTCGGAGCGCGTTAGCGGCAACAGCAAAATAGAGGGCTGCCATGGGCCCTCTGTCCAGTATGCTTTGAATCTTGCGATCCAGTGTCATTCGCTTTTTCATAGTCTCAGACTTCGATGAACCGTACATAACACTGTCCGAAGGCACAATCGCTGTCGTTGATCTCGGCGGCCAGTTCGTCCGGGGTCAGCTTGCGGATCTCGTAAAGTTCCTCGTCGTCTTCGTCTTCGATGCTGCGTGACGGACCGTTGTCATACGCCGTTAAGATTTGCACATCGGAAGCGTCGCGCGGCATCATTGCTTGGGGCCAGACGAAAGCGAAGAGTTCTTTGGGGAGCACTTGCGATACTGCGGGAGCTACCCACCGACGGAACGCATCGATGTTCTCTTTGTCGGAGGAGAGGTTCTGCCAGTGCTCCCCGACGAATTCCAAAATGTCGGGCAGCGAAGCATCGGCCTCCTGTTCCAAGATGTGCATGGCCCGTTCGCGCCAGAGACCTTGCCCGGCACAAAGTTCCAGATAACGGTTCCTGAGAACAAACAGCCAGTCGATACAGATTTCGTGCAGCAGACCGGAACGACATTCTCCATCCATATCGCGAAGCGTACAACTGCCGTCCTCCGTGAAAGCTTCGAGGGTATAGCGGGTATAGACCGGAATGTCTCCGAGTTTTTCGTCTTCCCCGACTTCTTCCACATAGACGGTGTGGGGTAGCCAACCGTCAGGGCGGACATCAATGCGGCAGAGGTCGGCGATGATTTCTTTGGATATTTTTTCGATTCGTAACATAGTGTAGATCGGGTTAAGCGTTCAGGATCGGCTGCCCGCAATCCGGGCAGTAGACGGTGGTTTTCTTGTCGGCGAAGTATTCGCGCCACTGGCGGCAGAACGGACACTCCTGCGGTGTCTGTTCATGTTTGATTACCTGATAATCATTCCAGCCGTGGCCGTCGGAGAGGGCCTGCACGTAAGCGTCGTATTCGGCTTTGGTGCGGAAGTCGATATGATCGACCACGCCGCCGTGATTCTTGAGCCACTCGTCGGATGGCAGTTCGTTTGTTTTTGCGTACTGGGCAACGGCTTCTATGCCCAGAATAATTGTCATTTTAATCATGATTAAAAATCCTCTAATTTTTTGACTCCGTAATTCTCGGCCCAGACCGCAACGCCGTCCCAAAGCATGTCGGCATCCATCTCGACCTTTTCGGCGATACGGTCGATCAGGCCGGCATCCTGCTCCGTCACGTCGTAGCCGTGTTCGCGCATCTGCTCCACGGTCAGAGATTCGACGATGTAGTGGCGTCCGTTCTCTTCGATCTGGGCGTTCAGCTCGTCGAGCAGCCGGCGTTGTTCGGGAGTAATGTCCGGCATGGCAGCTTCCAGCCGGCGGAGGGTCTGCTGCGTCTGAATGCTGGTAAAGTTCATGGCACAATGTTTTTAAGGAAGTTTCGTACTGAAGGCTTCGATCGAGATGACGGTAAATTCCCGCCCAGATTCGAGGTCGGAAACCGTCAGGGCTTTGAGCGCTGCCAGGCCCTTGCAGCCACCGAACACGCATTCGGGCGGTTCCGGTTCCCTCTGTTGCCCGATGCGGATGAAGCGGCGCTCCGTACCCTCGAAGTTGAGTTGTACGATATTGCAATAAGCGTAACGGGGAGCTTCGCCGTGTTTGGCCATGTGCTCGGTCCACAGCCTATCGATGTCAGACTGCACCTCGTCCGGGTCGGTCAGGGGAACGTTTCCGCAATCCTCGCATTGCCCGTCGGAGAAAGTGTTATACCCGAATTCGATAAACTTTTTGGTGTTAGGATCGACAACGGCGGCACACTTGATGTCGGTGCCGCCGCAAATACTGCATACGATCATAATCGATGGATTTTAGTGAAACTTATTTAATCCCAAGAGCAAAAGCAAGGAATGCGAGCGCTCCTGCATAGTGTTCGGAGAGAACTTCGAGCCCTTTCTCAATAGTGCCGTCACGGTCGTCGATCCCGTCTGCTTTCAAACGGCCGTCCGCATCGAGACAAAGAGAGACTATGTTGATGTTCTGAGCCCCGTATCTGCCGTAGAAAGGTATTGTTACCGGATAATCCGAAGCACCGTATTCATCGGGAGTTGGATAAGCCACGACACATCCGCCATGCCGAGCAAGCAGACGTTCGATGAGTTGTTTCATCTCTTGCCGCAACATGCCCTGTTTCTCCTGCACTATGCGGTAATCTCGTATGTCTTGAGCCTCGTTGTCGGGATAAGTACGGCGCATATAGGCCGTAACAGCCGCTTCTGCCGAACCATAGTCATGAACCTCGCTGCTGGTAATGGTGAAGCTGCTTTGCACTTCGTCTGTCTGTATATCTTCGGGCTGCAGGTTATGTACATGACAGAGAATGTCGTCCTTGTGGTCAAGGTCTGTACGGCCGGCGTGGGTAATTTCGATGATGTAGTTTCTGTATTTCATAATTTCATAGGGTTGATTTTAATTCTGTTTTGTCGTGAATTCCTTTTTCCTTATAGAAACTTTCTATGGACATTATAATCTTGGATTAAGCATTTTTTACCAACAGGCAGAAAGCGTCGAACAGCTCCACGACGCATAGGTCGGACACGGGGATTGTGCGTTCTCGACCGTCATCGTATTCCACTCGGACATAAAGCGTCTGGTCGTCTACGATAAACCCAAAAACACAGCAGGTGTCATGGTCTTCGTCACTGATACGGACTGAGTCTCTTTCTGCTTCGAAATTTTGGTTTTCGAACTGAGCGACGATCTCCTGCATCTGCTCCAACAGTTCCTTGTCTCGGATGTGATTCCGGTGCTCCTGCATGGCAAGTTGCTCCCGATCTACATCGGAGATCGGGCATTCGATCGTCAGGCAGTCGACCGGGACATCCCATGTTTTCTCGCCGTTACCGATACGGATGATGCGTTCGTTTTCCGGTTTACCCATATTGAGTTCGTCCTGTGAGTCCAGCACGTCGTATTCGCCGGAGTGTTCGTTGTTCGGGTCCTTCCACCGGACCCGCTGTCCTTTTTTGAATGTCGTTGTCATAATTGTAGGTTTTACTTGGTTTCGTCGGGAATTTCCTTTCCCGAATAAGGATTGTAAAGCGGCGTGTTGCCTACCGCCTCTGCATCGATGGCGAAGGCTCCGAGATTTATATCATAGAAAAGTTCCAGTTTTTGCGGTGTCGAAGCCACGATCTTTTCGGCCTCCTGCTGCGGTAATCCGGACAGCATGTGGCTCCGGACGCGGCGGCGGAACATTTCGGGATTGACCGTCGGAGTCGTGGTGACCTCGATCATTTCAATCACGTCGTCTGTGATGGCCAAACGGTCAGGATCAGGTTCTTCCCGGTAATTGTCGGGGACGTTATGTCCGATAAGCGAATGGCTCTGCACATTCTCGGCGGGATATACCTCGTTGTCCTTGCCGAAGTACGGCTTGCCGGAGGCGATGCAGGCATAATAGATGGCATTGGTGATTTTGCGTCCGTCCTTGAGGTGGATAGTATAGGCCATCCCTTCCTGCAATATGGGTGTCGCGGTCGTCTCACGCGAGAGATACTGCATACAGAACCGGCATAAGGGACTGTCTTCCGCCCGGTTATCCTGATGGCAAGCCGCGAACTCCTCGCTCAGTGCCGATAGTTGCTTCGGATCGCAATCCCCCTGCAGGAGCGAGCGCAACGGCCCTTCCGGCAGGTCATCTACCGAGGCATCGAACGTCTCGTCGCCCTGTCCGTACAGATCCGAGAACATCTCCACGAGGGCCGAGCCGATCACATGGAAGATAGTGATGTGCATCTGTTCCTTATAGGCATCCTGCGAGCAGTCGTCCTCTTGGATGAAGCAGTCGGCCATGGATTCGTAGTTGATCCAGTAGATGATCTCCTTCCAGAAGACACTGCCGCCCTTGTACAGGGAGATGCAGCCGGTATCCTGCCGTTCATCTTCGTCGAAGACATCGGCATCGAAACGCATGGCCAGGCCGAACGGTTCGAGAAACGGCCGGGCCTGTGCGGAGAAGACGGCATCGTGCCATGCGCGTAGTTCCTGAATAATCGCTTTTTTATCCATTTTTCTGAAAATATTTTATTCGTTCAATCCACAGATTTCGGTATCGGTAATCGTGATACCGCTGCCTTCCGGCGCAGTGAACGTGTAATTCATCTCGTAGATGAAGTCTGCCGTCTCCTCCTCAGAGATGGTCTCCGCCATCGTACTCTCCAGATCGAGGCGGACAGTCAGATAGATCGTTGTTGTTGCCATTTATGTCAGTGAAATTTTATACTTTTACCAGAAAATAAGCGAATGCAAGTAGTGCAAGTCATACTCCGAGGTATCGGACAGGTCATGTTGCAGAACAATGTCCTGTCTGGGATTCTGATGCTCATAGGCATTGCTGTCGGAGACTGGCAAGCAGCGTTGCTGGCTCTCGCCGGGAATATCGTCGGAAATGTTGCAGCATGGTGGTTCCGCTATCCGGTGAGGGAAATTCAGGACGGGCTCTACGGCTTCAACAGTACATTGATCGGTATAGCTGTCGGCGTCTTCTTCCACATCGGCTGGTGGAGTCTGCTGCTCGTGGTCTCAGGATCAATAGTCTCAACGTGGCTCATGCACTTCTTCTTGCTCATACGCAAACCCGGTTATACCGCACCGTTTATCATCGCCACATGGCTACTGCTGGGAGTCGGCCTCCTATTTCCGTTGTTACGGCAGACAGGGACTGAATCGCTTCCTGTGGTGGTTCCGCACTGGTTACAGGCATTCTCTTTCAATGTCGGGCAGGTCATGTTTCAAGGTGCATCCGTGGTAACCGGTTTTTTGTTTCTGGCCGGTATCGCCGTGAACGACCGCCGGGGAGCAATCTATGCTCTCTGGGGTGCTGTGCTTCCGCTGGGAGTGTTCCTATTATTGAACGACTACGCTGCTTTCAATGCGGGTTTGTATGGTTACAACGGTGTGCTATGTGCCATTGCGTTGGCCGGAGCCGGTAGCAAAGATTTCCTTTGGGCAACGCTCGCCGTTGTCCTGTCCGTAGCTTTACAAGAACTCGGTATGGTCATTGGAACGGTTACGCTGACCGCCCCGTTCGTACTCGCCGTATGGACCGTTCTTGCGCTGAAGAGTGCCTGCCGGAAAGAACAACCGCGCTACAAGGTCATATAGCACACTACAACACCCATTTGAGGAACAGCGCGATGTCGTAGAGCTGTTCGTCGTAGATTTGGAATCCGGTTCTCTTGCTGCCGTCCGAGTCGATACCGTCGGCCATGATGCAGGCTCCATCTTCGAGATAGACGTCGGTGATATTAAGACGGATATGTTCGTGCCTTCCGTGGAATGACGCGGTAACCGGATACTCCCCGTCTTCGTTCTCCGGCGTATAGGTTACGCGCCCGCCATGTCGGCGGAGCGTTTCGACGATCCGCTCGCGGGCCTCTTTCTGCCAAGCGTTCGCACGGGAGACGATCGGATCGTCCGTGCCGTCTCTGCGGATGCCATCCTCCGGCCCGATGTCGAATCGCATCAGCGAGGCCACACGCTCATACTCTTCGTCGTAGAACTTGTTGTACTCGTCCTGAAACTCCTCCTTGTAATGAGTTTCGCCATCGGGATCGTCGGGGTCGTCCGGTTCGACGAACGCCTCGAAGGGCTGTTTGTATTTGTCGACCATACGGCCGACGGCCAGATCCGAGGCGATCTCCATGATCGACGAGTTGATCCGGTCTTTGTTTTTCGCGTAATAGTGATTCAGGTTCATTATTGTCGTATTTTTTGAATTGTTATAAATCTTTTTCCTCTATCCGGTAGACTGTGGTATCGTTTTCCACTTCGATCACATCCCGGAGCCACGAGGCGATATCGGCAGCCGAATAGTCCCGTGAGACATCGAACACGGAGGTGTTTCCTCCGCCGTAGTATGAGATCAGCAACGTGTCGCACTCGAACATATCGAGGCGGATAACCCCGTATAGGTCGCGGTCCGCATGGCGTTTGAAATGGAGCGTTTGGCCGGCCGGCAGGTCGTAGATCCTGCGGGCCAGCTCCGCAAGGGAAAGCTTTTCGGGCCCGATATCCACCAAGGGTTCCCGTTTCAGGATTTCACAGTTGTTGGTATCGAATACGGCGTAGTAGGTTACGCCATGCTCGTTACGGTAGCAGATGCCGTCATAACCCTCGGCCATCCACTTCTGCTTGTCGATATTTGCGTCGTCGGCACCGCTGAGCCACTCCTCCTCGGAGCGTATGACATGCAGGTGCCGCAGGGTGATGCGGGCATGGATCAACGTAGCGGCTTCACCCGGCCGTAAGCCGCCGCGTCCTTCGGCATGGGCAAACTCTTCAGCCACCGTACGGCTGTCGGTAAAATAGACGACGCGGCCGCCCTCCGTGGAAAATTGCACGCCGGGATTGGGCGAACCGTGGTAGACCGGCTCGATGATGTCGTCGTAGTACGGAATACCCTGACGCACGGCTGCATTCTCAAGTTCCACCCACCATGTATCGTCCTGCTCGTCGTTCTGGAAGTCGATCGGTTGATCGGCAGGGATGTGCCAGCAATCCCGTGTCGCGGCGTCGGCCTCTTCGACGATGCGTTGCATCTGGGCGTCGGTCGTATCTTTCGTGCAGAATGGACAGGAAAAACCCTCCAGTTCCTCGCGGCTGACATAACTGTTGCCGCAGCGGAACTTACGGGTGTAGAAATCGCCCTCAACGATCTCGAAGCCCAGCCCCTCGACGAGCAGCACCGTGGCGCCGTTGTCGTTGTGGAGCATCGTGCGTTTGCCCATGTACCGATCGCGGATTTCGGCCCAGTTCGGAAGGTCGTAGCGCTCGGTATCCCAAATTCCGCGGCAGTCTTGGGGGAGCGCATTGTATTCAGAAAGCGTGATTTTTATCATATCGAATTTGTTTCCACGGGATTATGATTTCTCGATAAGTTTGGCGTGCAACGCTCTGACTAAGGCGAAACAGCCATTGAGTTTCGGGCTGCGCTGGCCTTTCATCCGCGTGTAGCGGATGCCGGCCTGATGGGATAGTTCCGTCACGCTCCGGTTCAGCGTTCCGTGCGTGCGAAGCGATATGGGCACCTGCAACAGTTTGCACAGGCCGATAAACTCTTCGCAGGATATAAACTCCCCGGCGACGAACTTGTCCCCGGCTTCTTTCAGCCGCTCCTGCTGCTGTTCTTCTGCCTGCCGCCGCTGTTCGTCTCTGTCGCGTTTTTTCTCCTCGTCCTTTTGCCGCATACGTTCCCGACGCTCTTCTCGGTAGCGGATCAAGCGTTCAGCATCAAGACCGAGCTCTTCGTAGATCCGCACGAACAGGAGCTGCAGGTGCCGTTCTTCCTGCATGGTCCGCTCGACGATCTGATGAAAGGCCGCAAGAAACTGCGCTCCGGCCTCAGCTACGTTTTGGCCGGCGAGGAATCGTCGTCTGTAGGTGCCGTACTCGAAGAAAACGTTGTCCAGTCGCAGGACGATGCCGATCTGATCATCTTCTTCGCGATATGGGTCTTTACTCTTGAGATAAGTGTATACGCCTTCATCGACTTTTTCCAGCTCGGCATAATGCTGGACGACTTGATTGAGCTTTGAGAGGCTGTAACGTAAAAGTTTCGTTTTCATAGGATCAATTTTATTTTTCGGTTTCGTCCGGGATTGCGTCTTTGGCCATAAGCTCCCGGATATTTTCGAGCACAAGCTCCAGATCGTTGTCCGAGAGTTGTCCACAACTCTCCCAGATCTGGACGTCTGCGCCGCAGCCGTCGTCGAGCGTCAGATAGAGGTCGTCCTTGTCGTCGATGCCCGCGACCAGCACCGTCGTTTCGTGAGGATCGCCGTGATTGTCCCACCAGAGGGCCATCGAAGGCTGCTCGACATCCTCTAAATTGAGTTTCTTCTTTCCGAGCAGCCGCAGCAGATTTTTGATCTCGCCAGCAAGGTTGAAGGCCAACGGAACGTTCTGTCCTGTCGTGCCGTCGGTGCGTCCGTCGATGACGGGATAGACCGCCAGCTTATACCGGTTCGTCCGCTCGTCCGTGTAGATATTGAAATCCACGCTCCGGGCGCCGTCGTCGTAACCGATCCAATAGTCGTTTTCATCGGGCCCGGCGATGTTCTCTGAAATGATCTCTTTGCCGGATACGCGGATGGACAAGTTTTTCGTATCAGGGTCGAAGCGGGCCGTGCAGCCTTCGATCAGGACGATCTCTTCCGTAGTTTTTTGTGCGATGTCCGGGATATCGTTTTGTCGTTCTCTTTTCATGGTTTTTCAGTTTGTATTGTTAATAAGGTCTATACGGCCAGTCCGAGTTCCGTCGCCGCATAGGCCATATCGTCGAAGTGAAGTTTGTGGCATCCAGCCTTCATTACGTCATTCTCGAAGGAGTTGATCGTCCATGGATGGTCCGAAGCATCACGGATGACGTCGTGCCGGAACTCGGCCTTGCGTTCGTGGTAGCGGCGCATGAGCTTCCATATCCGTTCGGCCTCGGCAGCTTCGACGGTAATGCCCAGTGAGGTTTCGACCTTCTGGTCGCGCACCCGCAGCACGGCGTTCGAACGGTAGAAGTCCGGAACGGAGAGGGAGCAGATCTCTCCCCGGCGCCACTTCACGACCTTTTGTTCGAAAGCTTGCAGGCGGGCCTTGTTGCGTTTCATCTCGGCAGCGCGCATCAAACGTTCTAACACAACGCTCCGTGCTGCAACGTCGGCATCGTTCGTCCAGCGGGCACAGAACTCGCTCAGGGCCTCGCGACTGCGAGCTGTCGAAGATTGCTTCAGCAGCCCCATATCCACGATAAGCTGCAACAGCGCCTGATACTGAAATTTGTCGGTATGGTGCGGAGTTGCATATTGATCGTACTGGCAGGTGCGCCAGCAACGGTCCCTGTCGATCCAGCGATGCGAGAGCATCAGGGGTATCACAGGAGTGAGCCGCTCGCCGTTATCGGAACGTTGCCGAGAGTCCAGTCCCCAGAACTCGATCCAGCGGGAGATTTCGCGGAGTTCGTCCTCGATATCCCCGATGTAGTCGCACCGGCGGGCCCGCTTCTGTTTGTAGGTCAACTCGTCAATGTGCTCAACACGGTCAACGATGTAATAAATGGCTTGCAGATAAGAGTGCTCGGTCAATTTGTCGTCGCGGATTTCCACGAACCGATCGGTAGTAAATACTGTCCGATAAGCGGGAATAGCATTCCGAACATGGTTCATGTGCTGGGAGGTCGTGACGGAATATGTGCGGTCGGTAACGAGGTAGGCGGTTTCTCCGTTTTGATTTCTGACCACGGAGCCGCACCGGAAATGCGATCCGTAGGAATAGATATGCTCATCATGGAAGTAAAAATTGCCTCCGGAGTTTCTGGCGTAATCCTGCATCTGGTGCGCCCAGAGGTGGGCTACCATGGCGTTGTCAACTGTTGGGTTCATATTCGGATGGTGTTTGATTAAGATTAGCGGGATGGCGTTCGTGGCGTTGGCGGAAAATGAAAAACCGCAGGAAAATTTCGTTTATCCTGCGGCACTCGTGCTGTCGCTTTCCTGTCCCGAAGCCTGCCGTGCGACCGGGACCTCTACGATATAGGGCAGGCGCAAGATCGGTAGGCGCACGATGCGCCAGCAGCGCCAGATTTCCATGGATATTGTGTTCATGTGGTAAACCTCCCCGACGATGTCGTTCAGGCAGGCGTTTACGAGCGTCATTTTGCAGCATGCCTCCGTGATGTCCCCGCCCACGAAGCTGATCGCGCGGTTTGCCTGCGCTGCGGCCAGAAAGAACCGTCCGCTGCCGCAGCAGGGATCATACACGGGTCCGTCTTTGATGCTCGGTCCGATCATCGCCGCCATCATCTTTGTGACGGCAGGAGGTGTGAAGAACTGGGCGTTATGCCCTTTGGAGATGTATTGCTGAAAATAATCCCCGAACGCGTCTTCGAGAGGATGAGTTTCCATCCAGTCGACCAGCGAAGCGAAGGCTTTACAGAACAGCATGAACTCCTCTTTGGTATATTTACGAGTCGTTTCCCGGAAAAGATACTCCTTCTGTTGCATGGAGAGTGTGCAGACGATCATCGTCAGAAAGTCGTTGAACACACCCGAACGGTCATGCGTGTAGGAGATCGTTTCCAGATACTCCGTATAGGGTTGCAATTCCTCTTGATTTTTCTTTTTTACCATAGTCTGAGATTATGAAATGAAAAGGCGCCGTACAAACAGCGCCTTACATGAATCGGTATCGTAATGTATCAAAGCCGGGCTACGACCTCGGCAAGGAACTTCCTGTCGAAAGGAATCTTCTCGATGTCGATAGCCCGCGAGCCTTTTTTGCCGGAACGGGCGACCCATTCCCGGATCAGTTCGCCCCACCGCAGCACGGGCTTTTTGAGCAGCACTTCGATCAGCATCTCGGCCTGCCGGTGCCAGTCGTGGAACGACGGCGACCACGGGGCTCCTATAAGGTCCGAAAAGCGGATTATAAAGCAGTTTTTGCTGATCTGCCGGACGGACGGATTTTGGCCGATGCCGCGGATCGTCTCCACGATGGCCTCCGTGACGGCGGCACGGCTGGCGTTGTACTGTTCTTCCAGCGCCCGCAGCGATTCGATTTTCTCTACAATTCCCATATCGAACAAGGTAAGGGACGGAACAGAAATCCCAGCGAGGGACGTTTGACACCGAGCTTCTCGCTCGGAGTGGTCATGCCGCACGAGCACTTTCCGACCGGTTCGCCGGAGCCGCACTCGCACAGGTCGATGCCCCAGTGGTTCACGCAGTGGTTGCAGTTGCAGGCTTTCGTTGGAGCCCACTCTCCCTCGATATGCAGAGCCTCGAAGGAGGCCCGCGTCATGGAGTTGGAGATGCCGCCCGGAAAGAAGACCGTGACGGCGCCGCACTGGCACTCCTGAATGTATTCGGCTTTGAGCATAGGTCGTAAGTTTTAGTCGTCGTAGTTGTATATGGGCACAAACTCGCCTTCGGCGGTAAAGATGCAGACATTGCTGATGATAACCTTTCGGCACCATGCGCGGTCCCGTTCCCACCTGCGCAGGTATTGCATGGTGCGGAAAATGCCGCGCCATGTAACCGGGTAACTGAATTTCCGCTGCTTCTGCATTTTTTCGTAAGTGGTTATGTCCCGGCAATGGATCATCCACATCAGGCCCATCGTCTGCACGTCGCGCCGACGCTGGCGGATCATGGCGTGGATGATTTTCCTGTGGCCCTCCAAAAAAGATTCTATGGCCCGCTCCTGCACCTCGGCAGGAAGGTCTTCCAACTCGTAGAAGAGGCCGTTGGGCAGTTGCATCATCGCCTCTCCTGTTTTTGGCGCTGTTCGTATTTTGCGACCTGCTCGGCGACCATGTCGCAAAAACGTTGGCCTTCGCGCAGGTTGTTTCCGAAATAGGCCAGCATCCGTTGCAGGTTATGGCCGTAAACAAGGCTCCACTTTTCGTAGTAGTGGCGCCCCATGACGCCGCCGAAGTGGCGGATGAATAACTCTTCGGTAAGAGCTTCGTCCGGCGCGAAATTATAGTCCCATGCCAGCACGCGGCTGATCTTCTCGTAGTCGATCTCCACGATGCGCCAACTACCCGACAGGAAGAATCCCACGCCGCTCGTATTCAGATCGTCGTCCGGCAGGTTCTCGAACATTCCATGCCACTCACCGCACTCGATGCGCTCCGAGAAGGTGTCCGCAACGGAGCGAGGAACGGAAACATAAGGCTTGTCGCGCTCTTCGGAAAGTCCGAGCGTTACCTCGACCTTATGGCCGAAGAAATAGGTTGTCAGTCTTTGTATCTTCATGTCGTTGTTGTTTTGATGTTGCAAAGCGGTACCCATACGGCCTGTTCCCCGAAGTGGGCAAGACCTGTCTCGTCCTGCACCGGTTCGTTCAGCGCGTCGACCGCATCGTTCGGCTCGTCGGGGAATAGGTACGACTGGGACTCCGGCCAGCGCAGCGGCTTATAATAGGCGATCTCGGCCGGATCTTTGTGAAAATGACGGATGTAATCGTACTCCGGCACGTAGCGGGCGCCGTTGTCCTTGCTATCGAATGAAGGATAGCCGATGTCGTTCTCTTCGAAATAGGACGCGTCGTCAGGAAACTCGACCAGCACGTATAAGTCCTCGTGACACGTCTGGTCGCAGACCTCGCAGCGCAGCACGCCTCTGTGTTGGTCGAAGATCGTGCGGTGATGATCGCAGGCCGGACATCTCGGGTAGCGTGGCAGGCGCAGCACCTCGGCCATTTCCTCCAACTTTTCCCAGAAGTTTTCGCCGACCGAGGTTTCGCTCTGGCAGTAGTTCTCGGTAATACGCCGGGCAAGCCGGCGTATCTGTTCGGCCGTAATACGGCGCACGTCGAATCCCTTTTGTGCAAGGTCGTCCCTTTGCAGCGTGAGGAGCGGAAAAATGTCTTCTTTGAGCCGGTTCAGCAATGCCTGTTCCGTCTCCGTCAGCGAGGGTTTGGATTCGAAATATCCCCGCAGGTCATCGAGTAATTGTTGAAGCATAACCGTACTTTTAATTTCGTTTCAATCCGAGGAATGTGCAGGCGGCGCATAGGTCCTCGCTGAATTTCGGGCTGTTGCAATAGTTGTCGCCCATTAATTTGGCCAGTTCCTGCAGGTCGTTGTCGGTAGTGTTCTTCGAGTCGTATCCATGTCGTTCGAGTGCCGCACGGTCCAGAAAAGCGATCTCGAACTCCGATTCGGGATCGCTGCCGGACTGCGTCGTTTGCAGCTTCTCCTCTGTGAAGTTGTAGATCTCATCGAGATACTCTTTGTCGATCCAGTCCGTATCCTTGTGCCGGCGGGAGAACTCATCAGCCCAGTAGATAAGTGTCCCGATCGTCTCGCGAGAGTTGCCCGAGAGTCGGAAGCGTCGTTTCCCGGCCTCATAAGCGATATCGGCCAGCGCCTCGGCATAGTCGCGCAAGTAGCCGCTGCCCGAAATCGTCTCACCGGTGAAGGCTGCGATAGCCTCGGCAAAGAGCCTGTGCAGGATGTTATCGCGCAACAAAATGGCTTCCTCGCGCGTGATGCCAGCCACGGTAGATTCGTGTCCGTCGATAAAATTCTGGAGCTCGCTTTGGCGCAACGTATCCGTGCGCTTATCGTGATCTGGAATATTCGCCTCGATGAAGTCCCAGAATGAATCGGTGATATGCAGGTCTTTCAATTCCATATCTTGCTGTGGTTTATGCGTTGAAGTTCGTTGTGTCCTTGTCACAGACCGTTTGTTTGTCGATCAGCGCGGCGAACTCCTCTATGGTATATGTTTTCTGGTTCATCGCTGTTTGCTAATTTTGTGATCTCAGTTACGCTTCGTTGTTTCTTTTGTCGTAGGTCAGAGCCTTCCAGCAGTAGATCTTCTGCTCGTCGCTCAGGGCGTTCCAGTACGCGGCAACGGCCACATCGTACGCCTCGGCGGAAGGATAGTCGCACTCACAGAGGCCCGTAATCACCTCCGGATCGTCCGGCTGCAACTCGTGGAAAAACCAGTAGTTGATATTCTTCATGAACTCGCCGTGCGGCTTGATGACATGATGGCCTTCGCAGTAGTCGCACCAGCAGTCGTCTTCGTGTGTTTCACATTCTCCGACATCATCGACGTACTCGTTGCCGTTGTTGGGCCTTGCCCAGACCTTGCGCTGCACATCGGTCGAGCCGCAGTTCGTACAGCGGTACGGCTCTGAGGGCGTGATCTCTTCCTGCTCGAAGCGAGGCTCGCTCCGCTCGCCGCATTCGTGGCAGTAACAGGTTTCGGACTCTTCAAGCCAGTTCCCGTCATGATACATGGCGAAGGCATTGTCCAGATTGGGGCTGACCCACGCCCGGACCTCCACCTCACGGGAGCCGCACTTGCCGCATCGGACGACCGTGCGGGTCGGTTTGTTTACTGATTGTCTTTCCATAAACTTATTTTTTCTTCAGTCGAACGTTGCTCCCACCACAGCCGGCATGCTTCGCTGAAGCGGATGTCGGCTTCCTGCAATTCATTGTCGGAATCGCCGGTACGGAAATCCTCGAAACGGATGCCCGTGATATCTTCTTTGACAGCGCCTTCGAGCGTCCGCCACCACTTATCCATATTCCGCAGCAATTCGCTCTCGCGGATCTGGCAGGTATTCGCATCGCAGTCGGCGCAGTGGTGCTCATCGCGGTTGTGTGCTCCCTGCATGACCTCTTTCGTATTCGAGTCGATCCATACGTTCGCCTGCACGGCCAGCGAACCACACGCCTCGCAGCGCCATGGGTCGTCGGCGATAAAGCCGTACTCGACCAGCCACTCGACGATACAGAGCAGCCCTTCGGTTTGAATATGTTCGATGGGTTCGTCGAAATCTTCACCCGCCTCGCCATTGAGCGTGCAGAGCAGGCGGCCCCTTTCGTCGGTAAAGAGTTCGTACACCGTGGCGGCCTCGTAACCGCCGTACGAGCAGAAATCCGTATTATGGGTAACCACGATGGGCGAAAAGCTGTACTCTTCGGGCTCGTCCCCGTGATCGTAGTGTATACCCAGATTCTTGTAAAAAGTGCCGACGATCTTATGTTCGGCTACGACGCCCAAAATCAAGCTGATGGCTTCGCCTCGGATCGCCTCCAGACGGCAGGCGAAGCCAGTAATGATAACGGGCTTACTTTGTGTCTCATTCATTCGTAATCAGTTTTCAAATGTCATGCGTCTCCATTTCAAATTCATCTTCCCAGACCTCGATCTCTTTGCCGCTCTCGCAGATGCGTACCCGCCACTTATACCAGCGCTTTTCGATCAGTTCGATGCGGCGGTAACCGAGGTATGGTTCATTCAGAGTGGCGATGTCGCCAGCCTGCGGTTCTTCTCTTCTGCACATGTTTTTTGGGGGTTATTTAGATGAATACTATCGTTCTATACCGGGTAGCGAGAGATCTACCGGCACCGGCACTCCGGCCCGCTGGCACATGGAGATGAGCTGATCGGAGAGCTTATCCATGTCGCCCAGCGCGAGCGCCGTGCGGATGACGGTTTCGTCCCACGCCGTGACTTTTCCTGTGGGACAGAGTTTTTCGTTGATGAAGTCTTCGAGTGTCATATCAGGCTGCGGGTTTGAATTTGAAGGTAATTCCTGTGGGAAGTTTCGTCGGGTCGATTTTTCTCATCAGGGCGTTGTACTGCTCTTCGCTCATGCGCTCCCGCTCATAGATGCGGTGCGTCCAGTTGAAGGCCACCTCGTTGGAGTGGTCGTAATAGATGAAGCTCTCCAGCGGAGCGCCCAGTTTGAACAGATAGAGTTCGACCTGAAGTTTCTGATCGATCTTTTGCTTTTGACGCAGGGCCGCTGCCTTGAGGTCGGCGATCTTCTGACGCTTGGCGGCAAGCGCGGCTTTCCGTTTACGTTTTCTTATGTTCTCCGGCAGATAATATCCTTCGGAAAGGCGTCTTTCGACAAGCTGCATCTCTTCGGGGGTGAGCGGTGTGAACTGATAGCGGACGGAGGTGTCCTCGAACATCTGGCCGGTAAGCTCCTCCAACTGCTTTATCGCGGCACGGGCCTCTTCTTCCCACCGCTCGGGAATCCCCATCGTCTGGAGCAGGTATGTGAAATAGAGCTGATCTTCGGCCTCACGCAGGAACCGGTCGTACTCCTGCTGCGTGATGCGCAGTTCGTTCATCGTCACCTCGCGGGAACTGTTGTGCAAATGATAGAAACCGTTCCCTTGGGCATACATGGGCGCTCCCTTGGCGTCGCACAGGTGCAAGGCGATGAAGGGCCTGAACTCCGGGCAGATCGCCTCGATGATCTCATGGATACAGCCGCAAACTTGTCCGCCGTTCACATAGTCGTAGAAGTCACCCGTGATGGCGAAATCGGCATGTCCGTTATGGCAGTCGTCCGAAAGACGGATATTGATAATCAGCTTGTACTGGTCGGTTGTCTTGACCGTACGGTATTTGAGTTCGAACCTTTTCATGGCATTTTCACTGTTTTGAACCATTCGTCATATTCTTTTTGGGTACGGAAAGCATACACGCAGTTCCACCGATCGCTGAGCGTCGTGTCAAGAAGCCTTTTTACGGTCGGCGCCCCACATCCCAAGACATGCTCCCGCTCGTCATCATACCAGAAGTAATTGGCGCCGTATTGTACGATACGCCGCTTACAGCCTTCTATTACAGCTCCGAAGCCGTAAAATCTTTCCTCGTCGACATCCCGCAGGTCGATACAGCCTGCCGGAGTCATTGTTTTGATAACTGTATACATCGTTTCGGTATCAGTTGAGCGCCAATTCGGAGAACGGAAGCTCCGGCCCGAAGATGCGCAGACGCTCCTTGCGCTTCCGTTCCTTTTGCCGGGCGATCAGATGGTCAATCGTAGCCCGACATTCGTCTTCGAGCTGTTCGAGGCCGGAATCCCCGAAGTACCCCCAGCAGCTTTCGAGCACGTCATCCTTGTTGTCGGTCGGGGTGATCCGATAGCCGTACACCTCGCCCCGCAGGTAGCTGTCGTAGGTGTCGATCTCGCCTTGCAGGTATCCCTCGATCTTCTGGCGGCGGGTCTGGGTCAGCACCTTCCAGCCGTACTCTTTCTTGACCTTTTTGATGCTCACGGCCACGATACCGAACCATCCGCTGTCCCACGGACAGGAGAACGGACCGGAGGAGATCGTAAGGCCGCTGTGGTCGTAGAGGTAAAGGTTCAAAGCGATATATTCTTTCAGGAAAGATTCCCGCAGGTTGCCCGGCCGCTCGTCGCAGACCTTGTTAAAATCGAAGTGCTCGTCGAACTCCTTTTCGGGACGGTAACGGCAGTGCGCAGTGAAGAAAGTGCCGAGGTTGTCCCATTCGCGGGGACTTTCCGGGCTCTCGTCATAGTAAATGTCGATATGATGCCCGTTATATTCGATTCGGTTGTATAGGTTCATATACTTGGCATTATGGATTTGTTATCCGGCATAAACAGCCTTCGGATATTTTAGTTCGTACATGAGTTTCAGATAATGTGCAGCCGTGCTTCCCATCTCGGGGCGGACCGTCCCGCCCGGATAATGGCATCGCATGTATTTTCGCCACAATGCGTCGTTCTCTTCGGTCATACTCATGTTATGGTTGTACTGAATGACAAGATTTTGTGCGCGGCCGTAAAGTCTGTGGCGGCCATGAACGGCGCGGATGCGCTGAATCTGCATCGTCAGGTCCTTTTTGCTCTTCATGTCTGTCGGAGTCGTCATGTCGGTATTCGGTGGTTCGATAATGGCGGTCAGATGTCGTTCCGGTAGTCGAGCGGGAATTGCTCGAAATGGTTTTCGCAGATGATCTGGTTACGCTCGGCATCGCTGGCGAAGGACTCCCATTTGTAACCGTAGTCTGCGAGCAACGTTTCCTGCTCCTGTTGCGAGAAATCGGCAGCATCGATCTCGCCTTCCATCCACAGCATGCGGTCGGAGGCGAAGGCGCGCACCTCTGCGTCGGTGTGCATGTCTCGCAGGAAAGCGTCGGGATCGCCGAGGTATCGGTCGAGGATATGCTGTGCGGGAGTGTCGGCACCGGTGAACAGGTCTCTGTGGTAGATGTTGGGCTGGCAGTACCAATACTCCGACTCCGAGATCCGCAGGCAGAACTGGAGCGAATCGGGGTCAGTACATTCGATGCCCGGTGTGAACAGACGGTTCATTGGTACATCATTTTGGCGACCTCGCGGATCGTGTCGTCTTCGAAATACCCCAGCGGGATCAGTGCGCAGGGATTACCGTCCTTGTCGAGCGTGATGTCATTGATGTAGAGCTCGCTCCGGGCATCGAACACGGTAGGTTCGCCGCTGTCGTTGGTAAGGTCCCACGGCTGGTCGCCGTTGCGTCCCAGGTCGTCTGCTATATCGAGCAGCACTTCCGATATCTCTTTTTCTTCCATTTGAATAGAGTTTTAGTTCAATTCATTCATCTTCGTCCCCGATGCCGAACATGCTCTGCATGGTACTGGCGAGGGCATCCTCAAACCCGCCGCTCACGCTCCAGTATTCGAGCAGTTCACGGGCGATGGTCTTCATCTGCTCTTTGGTAGGCAGGTTGGGATCGTAACCATGATCTGCGAGTAATGAGCGGCTGATGACGACGCCCTGCACTTCGCCGTCGGGATTGAGCCTGAGCTCCCGTTCAATACGGCGCAGCTCGCGCACCAGCGGCATTTGGCGCGTGTTAAGCACCTCGAAACGGTAGAAGTCCTCATCGCAGGCGTGGCATTGGAAGGCATAGCCCGGAGTTCGGGACCGCACGACGGGACGGCCGCAGTGCGGGCAGAATTTGCGAGTTGTTTTCATTATCGTTCGGATTTTGCGGATTTCTGATTACCGGTGCCGACCTCGTAACCATAGAACATGGCGTAGCTTGTAGCGCGGTCTTCATCGGTCCAGTCGGCGAAATACTTGCGCCACATAAGACCACATTTCGTGTGGCGCTCGGTGATGCGAACGATTGCCATCTCGTCGCCGCAGAAGTCGAAGCGGGCGAGAACCTCGCTCGCGATGGTCTGGCGGTTATTGTCGCGCCAGTTGTCCTGCTCCCACGACGACAGCTCCGGCGGAAGATGGGGTGCGAACCAACGCCAGAAGTCGGGCGTGTCAAGCAGGCGGGCCGGCTTACCCGCAAAGTCGTTCCATGCCTCGTGGCAGGCTTCCTGCAACGTGGGGAAGCCTACGGGGAAACGCCCCTTGTCGTTGCCCACGCGCAGGTGTTCTTCCCATGCGTGGTTACAGAGGATGAGCGTCGCCTCGTCGGAGACTTCGAAGCTCGGCTCGAAGAACTCGCCGCTGGCGATGCGCCACGAGCCACCGGGGCCCGATGTGTCGCGGAGAATAAAGCAGGGCTGTTTCTGATTGGCCTCGGGAAATATCTCCCAGAACTCACGACAATAGCCTTTATCGTCGTGGTGAAATCGTATCTTCAGTTCTTTCTTTTTCATCGGTTTCGTTTTTTTTGAGGTCTGGTCGTCGAACTGCGCCTGATGCTCCGGGCATAACTTGACGTAATACTTTCTTTCGGCCTGCCGGCGCTGGTAACTCTCGTCGCTTTCGTCGGGCCTGCGCGGGGTTTGCCCGCAGGCGAAATGCTCTACAAGCACGCACCCGCAAGCGTGGGTAATCTCGATTGACGTGCTGAGTGACTTGATGTTCGCGCCCTCCTTGGGCACGATGTCGCTCTCGATGAAGCGTACTTTATCCAGTTTATCCATTTTGTTTTTCGGTTATAGCTGTTCGAGAATCTCCGGCAGCAATACTTCTTCGGTGTAGAACTCGTCGTGCGTATATTCGCCCTGTGCGATGTATTTGAAGCCTCCGTCGGAACCTATCAGTAGCCTGTGGCAGTCCAGACTGCCGTTAAGCCGCTCCTCTTCATCCAGATTTTCTTCGTTCAGCTCCTCTTCGCCTATCTTCACGAAGGCCCAGCGCAGCTCACCCAGCAACTCGTCGATGTCGGGTAGGTCGTGCCGGGACGTATCATAGAAATCGACCGCCCAGTCATGGAAACTCAGCCCACGGAACGAGCTGTCGCCTACAAAAGACCGGGCCGCTTCGAGCCGCCGGAGCTGGTTTTGTTTCCATTCTTCCGAAAGCGTGATGATCGCAAAGTCGCACGAATCCCATTCGCTGTCCGTGTGCGCCCTGACCAGAATATGAGAGGTCGGTTTGTCGGATAATTGCATGATATTGAATTTTAAGCCGTTGTCAAAATGTGAATTCCACCCAAACGACCCGATCCCCGCGAAGCAGTCGTTCGTGATGCACGTCGTCGAAGCGGTGGGTGCTGTACTTTTTGGCCTCGCGGCTATACTCGCCGCGTACCCATACCGGGGCCGTGTCGCTGGGCGTAAGGCGGAAAAACTCGCCACGTTTGAGCAAGCGTATCGTTTTTGTCTGCATCGTGTAATTGAGTGTATTTGATAAGAAATAGTCTCAACTAAGCGGAATCGGTTGTAAAAGGGCATAAAAAACACGGCTTTTTCGGTCATGCTTCATTTTCCCGCTGTATATTGTCAGGTATGGGTCTGCCAAAGGTCGTCGCGGTTCTCTGTCCATGCGCAAGACTGGTCGGGCGAGCCGTGGTAGAGCAACCCGCCGTTCATGATGAGCTGCCCGTCGGGACCGTACAGTCTGAATCCGAAACTGTAAGGCGCGAAATCACGGTACAGATGCAGCGTGCGCCCGTCTCTCTCCCAACTTTGGAGCTTGTCGAGACACTCTTGCAGGGATTTGTCTCCAAGCGTCGCAGCGTATTCCTGCGCTTCGCGGAGCCGCTCTTCGCATTTGATTATCATAGAGAATGATTTTAGGTGATGTGACAAAAAAGCGACCCGCATCGACAGGCCGCTCTGGTTCGTAAGTTAAGTAAGTATGTCTACCGCTTCCAGCGGAATATTACGGAGTTTTCCTTGCCTCCGCGCGTGTATAGGAAGTCGTGGCGCTCGATGCCGTCGAGATATTTCATCGCAGGATCCTGCAAATGTGTCGTGAGACTTCCGATCATGTAGTACGCTTCCACCTTGCGGGCGATCTTCAGGTTATCCACGCCATATTGATTACCGGAATCCATACCGGGACGCCACTTATGCGTGATGTAGCTGCCGATGACCACCTGCGGGCGGTATCGCTTTACCGCCTCGTGTGCATCCAGTTCGATGATGTCCGCAGGATAGCGGATCGTGGGTTGCCGCATCAGGTCGTAATATGCCTTGACTTCGGGCCACGACTGCATCTTGTTGTCGGTCGTGGGTATGCCGAGCGCACGGCCTATTACGCCCATGCCGGCCCCGATTTCGATGGCGCGCTTTCCGGCAATGATACCCGCGAGGTATGCAATCAGTTCGGTCGTAGGCATTGTGTAGAGCCCGTACTTGTGCAGGAACATCCGAAGCTGCTCGAAACCGCACTCCTCGACCATTTTCGAGGGTATGGGCCGGATCATTCCGGACGTTGCGCCTGTCAACTCTTCCAAGCGGGATGTGTCTACCTCCGAGCTAATTGCGAAATTTGAACCTATCAACATTGTAATACGTTGTGTAATAGTTAGTTATGTCAAATATAACAATACGGACATTTCCCGCCAAATTTTCCCCGGCATTTTTGCTTCGTTGCCGATTGCTACGGGCGTAATTCTGCCGAGGAAACGGCGCACCGCACACCGCGCTACCGCTGGGCGTGCGTGGAGAATACCAGCTCGCTACGCCGCTCACACCGGATGCGGGGACGCTTGGCGCGTGACGGCGCGAGCGAGGGATAAGTGGCGGCAAATTCACGCCGATACTGGGCGAGTTTATGTGCGGGAATGCCCCAACGTGCGGGCATGGCAGTTGTGTTGTTCATGATCGTAAGGGTTTGAGGTTTATAAAAAAGGCGCACCGAAAGCCGGTACGCCGCGATTTTCCACGCCGCGCCGCCGTGAACACTCTTGGCGCACCGTGGATGTGGGGCCGTGTAGATTAGGCCCTCTGTCCTATGGTCTCGACGTGCATGCCGTGCGCGGAACTGGGATAGAGATTCATGGCCAGATTCGCGCTGAACGTGCGTTGAAATCCGTGTTTCTGCGGCTTCTTGCGCGGCCGTTCCTGTTTGGCCTGCTCGAACATTTCTGAGCGGTACGGGCTGACGGTGTTCGGCTCCGGGCGCGTGTCGCGCTTTTTCGGGACGAAGAGTTTGGCCCATGTCTGTTTCCAGTTCTCCCACGTCAGGAGCTTTACCCAGCCGTTGTGGACGTAGAGGACGACCCCGCGCTTCATGGCCTCGCAGACGATGCGGCCCAAAAGGGCTGAGGGCTTGCGGTAGCGCATAACCTCGGTGCGGTCAGAGGCGATGGCGACGAAAAACTGCGTTTCGGAATAGTCGATTTCGGGCACAGTTACCCCGTAGAGCTGGCAATAATTGCCGATGATTTGCTGCGGTTTCATGGTTTTGCGGTGTTTGTCTGTGAATTTCGCGGGGGAAAAGCGGCTTCGCGGCCGGGCATAATGCCCCCGCGATTCCGGCGGGAAAATGCTTTTCGCGTATGCGGTTTACCTCGTCAGGCGCAGTGCATGACGGGGCATGAAAAACAGACCGCACCTTTTTCGGGCGCGGTCTGTTCGCAGTTTGGATATGTCGGGGCGGTCTATGCGGCGGCGATTGCCGGTGCGCTCTTTCCCGATGCGGTCGGAGCGGTACGGCGTGCGGGCTTCGATGCGGTCGCGGCTTCGCTCTTTTCGGCTTCTTTGTCGATGGCTTCGGCCTTCTTGACTATGAGGCTGCGATAGGTGAATTGCGCCATAACAGCCTGCGTGTGCTGGTGGATTGCCGCCTTTCGGTTTTCGGGTTTGCAGACGACGATATTGTGCCCGATTTTGACGTTAAGGCCCGTTTGCCGCAGGGGTATTTCCGATTCGAGTGCGGCCGCGATTTTCCCCTCGCTATTGGTGCGGTAAATGAACCTTTCGCCCAAAAACTGATTGAACAGTTTGCGCTGGGTAATGTTAGTTTCGGCGAATGTCCGTTGCAATTCGTTGCAGACGAAAAACTCCGCAAGCAGGAATTTAAGCACGGATTTTACGATGAATTGCGGGTCGGTCTTTTCGATCGGGCAGACCTCGATATACCGAATTGTAGTCGTTACCTCGCCCGTTCTGGCGTTGGTGCTGATAGTCTGTTTTGCCAGTACGACGGTGTTCGGGGTGCAAACGATGTTTTCGATTGCGGAGTTTTTCACGATGTTGATTGCCAATTCTTTCATGGTTGTAAGTTTTTGAAAGTTAAACATTTGTTTTTTGTTATGTTCGCAACAGGGCATAATTTCCCCGTTGACGCTGTTACACGTTTTTTGCGGTTAGCGGGGAAATCAATCCCCGCAAACCTTATGTGTCAATCATTGCAACGCAGGGACGCGGACGGGGTGTTTCAGAAACTACCCTAATGCGAGTATAACCCGCATAACGTTCGGTGTGCGTTCGCGGTGTTACCCGCGACAAAGCAACAAAGTTTCAAAGAGCGTTTTTTTGTTTCGTGTGTTCGGTCGTGTGTAGGCCGATTTTGAAAACAAAGATTAAAGAACGTTTGCAACTGCTTTCGCTTGTTCGTTGCGTTCGGTGATAGCTTAAAACCGATTTTTCGAATTTCCAAATATTTGTGAAAAATTTTTCCTACACGGGGCCTTTCCAAACCTTTTCTCAGTGGAACGCCTACGCGCGCGAGGAAACACATGTCAAATAATTGATAATCAACAAGAAATAAAAAAGTGAAAAATTTTTTGTTTGGCTTGCTTTTCAAAGGGGGCGATTATTCGCATGAAAAAAGGCCGAAATTTCGACTTAATTGCACCTAACTCGTACTAATTCAATATTTTACCTAACGTCGGTTAGTTGATTTTAGGGGCTGTTTTCGCTTTTTTGAGCGACGAACAACTGAAAAAGGGATATTTTTTTCACTTTGCAGTAAAGTGAAAAAGTGTAAGTTATTGATTTTGTTTGTATTATATGAAATAAAAAAGATCGGGGTGGGTATCCTCCCTGCTGCGTATTCCATTCGCTTCCCCGGGGTAAATTTTCAAGTCCCACTTTCTAATTATCTCGACCTAATTACAACTAAATATAAAGGATGCTTGTCAGCATTCTTTCTTCCCGCATATTATTTCTCAGATAAAGGGGATAGCGTATTTCATGCGTTTTCTCGCAGTTTGAAAACTGATAATGCTGAAATCGAGATACAGGCATTTTTGCAAAACCAGAAAACGGTCTTCAGGCTATCCTTAACGACTATTTCAGATGGATGAAATGTAGTCTGGAAAGGTGAAAATGCTGATAGATGGCTGAGATAAAATACGACTGTTCCCGAATCGGAGGTTTTTCGTTATTTTTAGTTCATGACGTCCTGTCAGCTTAAATAAAACTCAGAACTTCTGTTAATCTACCGAATAATTACCTTATATTTGCGTCTGTCAGTGCTGTTTAATGTATTGACGGAGCAAAAACGGCATGAGGAAGAGCAAAGAGCATATCAAGCGGTTTTTATCGACGGTACGGCCGTCTACAGAAAAAGATGCGGAGCGTATACGTCAGTTTTTTAGCAATCGTAAAGTCAAGGTAACCCTTACGCCTGATGATTCCGATGACAAACCGCGAAACACGATTACCTTTGAGCAACTCGAAGCGTGGTATACGGCTTCGCGTCCTACTGTCGGTGACGTGATTCGCATTCCGAGCGGAGATCTCTGCCTGGTAACTCGTGAGCTGTGGAATTCCGTAGTCGTCGGAGTATCTCTTTCGCCGCGTGGAGAACTGACGCTTGCTGAACGCTACGTTTCGGACGGCCAATGGTCCCTCTCGTCTGAAGAAGACATCTCGGCTTTTCAAAAAGCGCTTTCTTCGCACGATTACGACTGGAACAGCCTCTATTACCGTTTGGAAAAGCGCAATATTCCCACGCAGCCCAAATTCGTCCGTCTAATGGTTTTGGGGCGACCGGTAGGTGTTGGAATATTTCGATCGGTACTTCCCGATAATACACTGGCAATGTATTGTGTGATGATGGATGGAGCAAAAATCCGTTATCAGAGGGATCTGAATTTGGGTGATGCGGATGCTTTCAGTTTTGGCGATGCCTACGAAGCGCATCGGGCAGCCGTGCAGGAGGCTTTGGCCGAGGAAGGGCTCATCTGGCATTCCAAATGTTGCCGCATCGAAAAGAACTGCGCCCGAGCCAAGCTGGGTAAACCCTATTATTGGATTAACGGCTATCTGGACATCAAAGTTTCGACGGAAAAAAGCACCTCCAGCGACGATATTCGCTTCAAGCGAGGCAACTATTTCCTCAATCGTACTGTTGCCGAACGGGTGAAGGTCCGCATGATCGATCTCTGCAAAGACGAAATGACGGCCGCGGACAACTGCTGACCGCCACGCTTCGTCTATATCTCGATACTATCTCGTCTGTATCTTGTACAAGCGGTTACTAAACCCTCTTAAACCGTTATCTAATCATAAAAAAACAGATAAAGAAAAGCCGTCAGGCTTTTCTTCGAACAACAGAGTCTTTTTGATACTTTTTCTTCAAGAAAAAGTATGTCTGTAGTCTGTATAATATATATCCGACTTTCCCTATACCCCAGATACCAATAAAACGGCAACTGAATAAAAACCAGATTTTACTCCCACCAGCCCTGAAAATAAAATGGGGTTGCATGAATTGCAACCCCTCGTTCGGTTCCGGCCCGCAGCCCGCAGATCCGGCTTACAGCCTCAGTCGGTTAATCTCCTCGTCCGTTAGGTCAAGGAGCCCCTTGCCGAGCTGGAAGATGTGGAAATTGAAAAATTCAATGAGCCTGTCGACATTTCGCGTAGCCGATACGACCTGCACCAAACGTGCGTATGCCTCCTCGCAGAGTTCGTAATGCACGTAGTTGCGGCTGCTGTCAGTGGTCTTGACGACGAGTCCCAGTTGGCAGAGTGTACGGGCGCAGCGATCGAAAGTATACTCTCGAAGCCCCATCCTCCGGCGGTATTCGGCGCGTGTAAAGTTCGTCTTCTCGCCGCGCCGGGCCAGATAGGCGATTTCTTTCATGTGCTTGAGGAACCGTTCCTCTTCGGGACTCAACAGGTATGAGAACCCCGGATAGCATTTTTCAAAAGATTCATAGCGTCTGTTCATCCTTCATTTTTTTCTGGTTGGGGTCTTCCGGCATGGCTTCATTGACATAGAAAAACTGCATTTTCCCTGCGATCATCGGCTTGTAGGTGTGATATCCCAGCGAACGGGCATACATCCCGACGTTTACCCTGTTGGCGATCCGGTAGGTGTGTTCTTCCATGTGGCGGGCCATTTCATCAAATGTCATTTTTCGTTTCAGTGCCATACGAATTGAGATTGGTTAGACTTGATTCTATCCAATAAGGATAGAGTCCTCTCAACTGGTATGGTTATGATCGGATTCATTCCTATTCGATTCAAGAGCGTGGAGACAGTATTCCACAGCCTCGCGGTTCTCGGGTGCCGACCACGAGGCAATGACCTGCAGGATCGTGCGGGCTTGCAGTTGCGGGTCGGTGCGTCCTCCCGTAAGCAGATGCAGCCGCCCTTGTGTCGGGACCAGCCCGGCGTCGCGGAGCAGACACTGCCCGTCCTTATACATCACGCACCCGTCTTTGGTTGCCAGCAGTTGCACCATTTGCAGTTTTACTGTGCGTTTCTTATCTTCATCCCGCATTACAACGACTCCGGGGCGCATCATATTCCCGTATCCGTGCTGGTAGAGCCGTGCGATGTCGTGGGGCGTTCCCAGACACATCTGTTCGCGGCATAATTCGGAGCGCGTAGCGTCGACCGTTTCTACCTCTTTTCCCGCAACGGAGGCCAGTTCGCGCAGCAGCCGTAAAATTCCTTCAAGAGGGTCCATAATCAACCATTTCGTTTTGTCCACAGTTCGACGATGTACTCCCTGCCATGAGGCGTCCATCCATCGATCTTGTATTTATTCGTATATCGTGTTCGGTGGTTATACCATTCGTAAATGTGTATGTCGCGCAGGTGACGGTACTGAGGTTCTATGACCCACTCGTCGCGCACTCGTCTCTGCACGCCTTCTTCCATGAGAAACAGATTCAGGGAGATGGCACTTATGCCGAGTTCATTGGCAATCATTGTCGTGGAAAACCATTCCCGATCTTCGATAGTTTGTCTGTAATGTTCGTATTTGTAGCGGTTGGAGCTGATAAACTCGTTCTGTGTGCGTATGGTTTGCTGCTGGCTCTCGATCAGAGCCAGCGCATCCTCATAGTTAGCCGGCAATGGTTGCACCTGTTCCACAGTGTATGCTATGATCTGTTTCGGATCGGATGTCCGCTGCTGCCCATCGAGAGGAATATTTCCGTTTCGGAGCAGGGATGCGAGTTTTTCGCTGCACCATGCACCGAAGGGCGGCGAGAGCCATTCTGCGAACTGCATGCAAAGATGAATTTCGAGCCACGTCGCTCCGGAGGGACCGCGCGAAGTGATGATCTGACTTTGCAGGTCGGGCAAGGTTCCGTTTCCCACGAGCGTCTGCCTCAGACGGATTGTTTCGACGAGTTTGAGCCAGACGGCGGGTCGTTTGCCGAAGGGACGCGCCATTTCGGTTGCGTTGACCATATAGCGTTCGTTGTCAAGACGCACCGTAAAGCCATGGTCGGCATATTCGAGTACAAACGTATTCTGCGGAACGGCATCTGCGGCCCGTCCCACTCCAGAACTTTCCAAAGCAGAGATGTTACGAGCCTTTTGGAGCGTTTGTAACAGCTCCAGACTGCGTTCACGCAGCAATTTACTGCCACGGGCCATCCACTGCACAAACCTGACGGATTCATCCAGTGAGGCGTAAAGATTACGGGGATGTTCCGCATCGAGGATCTCCAGCGAGGGACATTTGCGGAGAGCCGTGCCGTCATGCACGAGAAGACTGCGGTTGAGCGCCGTGCACAGGTCGTTCACGCAGACCTTGCCGATATCGCCCTGCGACGTACGGCTTACACGAATCATGTGTTGCCGGAACGGAATCGAGTCGATATGATTCATAAGATTTCGTCTTTAGGTTTCCTCTTTCGTCGCTGTGCACTCAACCGCCGCCGCGACATCTCCTTGGGGTCGTGATAGCGCCGCACTTCGCCGCACATGCGGTCGTACTCTTCGACGCGGAACGTCCCGAAATCCTCGTGCGGCACGATCTCCACCTTCTTCGGATCGTAATGCCGGAAATAGCAGCCGTAGCAGGAGATGTGGTGTCCCAGACAGCACAGGGAGATCGACTGGGCCGGAATGCCCATCGACTGGGAGGCGATATGCAGGGATTTGTGCATGGTGACCAATACGCCCTGCTTATTGAATACCAAGACGATTTTCGGATACTGAAAAATACTTTTTCCTACCATAATTCATTCAAGAGTTCTTAACGATCCTGTAAGTTACTGCCCGAAGCGGGCCTGATAGAGTAATCGGGTCATTTCGTCACTGAGCGTGACGCCGAGGCTCAAAAGCTCTTCCATGCGTAAAATCATATAGGGGCCGAACCATGGTTCGACATAAGTCATAAACGGAATGACGAGGCACTCTTCAAGATAAACCTCTCCCGAGCCATCCTTCACGGATAGTATCTCCCGCTCGAGACCGTGGGTTTCTATCAAAGGCGTAATCAGACAGTCGAGCCGGGAGAAGAACCCCTCGATACTGAGACTTGCATTGTCTGCACAAAGAAGTGGTTCCGACGCATTGAAATAGTAGAGACCGGTTTTCCGGTCGTGAAAAAATCTGATTCCTTCGACGAGCGGGAACTTACTTTCTGTACAAGGGGTCAGTTCCGCGGTTTGCATGGTTTCTTTTATCATAGTGCTATCATAGATGTCGGTGCAAATATATGTTTTAAGTTTGGAAATAATATACTTTTTTGCAGATATTTTATTCGCATAATAATCTTTATATGAATACATTACAACAAAACAACATTGCAAAATCGAAGCTTTTGTATGTCAGTATTCACGATTTGTTTTTCGGCTCGTAGAACCTCGGATATTTGAAATTTTACGGTCAGCATTCGAATACCGCTCGTAATCAATTTTGCCCTATTTTTCCTACCCTTTTGCAAAGCGAAAAAAAATGCAGGGGGACAATCTGAAGGGAAGCTTCAACCACCAATTATTGGAGTCGATTTTCAGTACGAGCAAGAAAGTCATTCAGGAATACGTGCGTGAAATCGAACGTTCGAACCGTTACAAATCAGTTCGCTCGAACGTCACGGAAGGTGTCGTTCTGGACGACCGCGCACGGTTGATCGATCTCTATGAAGCATGCCTACAACAGGATGCCCACATTCGGGCCGTATTGGAGACGCTCGTGAGCCAGATCCTCGGTGACCGTTACATGCTGGCGCGCCAAAACGAGAAGGGTAAGTACATCAAAGACGTGGCGCAAACCCAGAAGGTACAGGGCACACAGTTCGACAAGATTATCCGCGGTATCGTCGAGGCTAAACTCTACGGCTATACGTTGCTGGAGATTATGCCCGGCACGGACCCCCGCACGGGGCGCCTTCGGGAAGTGAATATCGTCGAGCGGCGCAATGTATTGCCGGACCAATGCCGTGTCGTGAAACGCCAAGGCATGTGGTCGCCCGGTTGGGATCTGACGGACAAAGCCTACCGCCGCAACTACATTCTCGTCAATACGGGCGATTTGGGACTTTTTTCAGCTACGACGCCACTGATTCTGGCCAAGAAGTTCACTGTGGCCAACTATGTGAATTTCAGTTCGACTTATGGTCAGCCGATTATCCACGGCAAGACCGTATCGGAAAGCAACGCCGACCGCAAACGTCTGGCGAACGAGATTGTCAATGCCGCACAGAACAAGGTCATCGTCACGGGGCTTGACGACGAGATCGACATCAAGACCTTTACGATGTCCAACTCGGAAAAGATCTACACGGGGCTTATCGAGTTCGTGAACAAGGAGGTTTCGAACATGATCCTCGGTTCGGAATCCATGGCCGGGGCCACGCAGTCCTATGTGGGCTCGACCAAAGCGCATCAGGACATCTTCCGCGAGCGCATCGAGGTCTACCGCCGTTTTATCGAGAACGTGATGAACGAGGAGGTGCTGCCCTGTCTGGTAAGCATGGACTATATCGAGCCGGGGCTGGAGTTCAAGTACAGCAACCGCATAGAAATGAACAATGAAGACCGTATCAAACTCTACGGTCTTCTGACGGACAAGTACGAGATCGCTCCGGATGAGGTGGAGAAGGAGTTCGGCATTCATGTAGGCCGCCAGCTCAATGTCCTGCAGCTCACGGAGGGACTCGCAGCGGGAGGCTCCGGCGAGGGGCGCGTGAGCACCAACGACCGCCATATCATGTCCGACGAGGAATACTACAAACGTTATGGCCATGGCCGGGGCGCCCGCGAGGTGGTAAATTTTATCCGGGGAGCGAAGTAGAGGCCGCAGCTCCGCTCCCGGATAAAGACGACGGCACGTACGAGATGCTCTATGAAGCTTTCAATCGCCTGCTCGCCCAGTGGACGGACAGTGCCGCACGGCTTTCGGCTTTCGAAGAGCTTATCGAACTGCGAGCGGGAACGCTTATCGGATGCGTACTCGATGGCTTGAGAATCGACATGGAGGGAGCTATCGAGATTCTGCGCGGCAAGAATGATTTCACGACCGATCTGGAACGCCGTAGGCGCGACATACTTGTTGCAGGGCTTGAGAACATGATCGATTTTGCGGCGGCTGAAGAGTATACCATGCAGTGCGAGATTCCGGCAAATATCGAGGGAAGAGACATGGAGCATTATGATCGTATTTTCAAACGCTACAACGGCTACACCGCCGAGCAGGAAAATCTCGACGCGCGATTTGCCGCTGCGATGGCAGCATGGTGGATTACCGTATCGGAAGAGAGCATATTGACATTCATGACACAAGGCGATGAGCGCGTACGGCCGTGGCACGCATCGTTGGAGGGCGTGAGCTACCCCAAACGGGTGTTTCCTGCGGAACTGATCCCGCCCATCGAGCACGGATGTCGCTGCTACCTTACGGCCACAGGGTTCGGAACTGTAAACGGAGCTATTCGTGAAACGTCCGCTGAAATACGGATCAACCCGACCTTTCGTGAAAGCCTCTGCCGGGGCGGACGCATCTTTGCGGCAGAGCATCCCTATTTCCGTCGTCCGTTGTCTCCTTCCGTACGACAGACCGTACGAAGGATCAAACAAAAATTCAATATCGCATGAAAGAGCTGACTCCCGACCAGTTTTTCAAACAATGGCTGCGGTTGGGGCCCGCCGCAGCTACGGTGAGCCATTTCGAGCGTCAAGTGTTCGACTTCACTTATCAGGCCGGACGTTTCGCCGAAGACCGCTTCCAGCAGTCATTTCGTCAGGGCGGATTTTACGGCACGGGGCAACGATGGAAAGAACGTACCTCACGTTGGGGACGGCGTCGATCGCATCCCGTGCTGCAACATACGGGGCTGCTGAAGTCGAGTATCGACGGAACGTTGCACAGCGATAACAAGAGTACGAGACCTGCTCCGGGGCGCAAAGCCGCCTTCCGCCGCTGGATAACCTACACTGTCGAAGCAGCCCCCAAGAGCGTGGCCATGAAGGGGCACCGCGGGGTGCGCCGCACGGGTTCCACGACCTATGCCGCCGTGCATAATGCCCCGGACGGGACCTATTGGAGCAACCAATACCACAAGAGTCGGTCCGTGCAGCGGCAGTTCATGGGACATAACTCCAGACTCACGGCCGAGATTGCGCGCTACTACGCATACATTTTCAACGGCCTCCCCGGAATACCCAACGCACCTACGCCATGATCAAAGAAAAGAAGGAGATACGGCACGTAGAAACAAAAGCGGCAGAAGCGCCCAACGTAACGTTGCCCGAAGAGGTGAGGCAGAACGCACTTGCGGAGATGTATTTCGCCGTACGACGTGCGTTGCTTACGATCCGCGAGCGAGAGGATGATCCGCAAAGTCCGCCATTTTTCAAAACCGTCGCCATAGACAACGGTCAGTTCGCGCGCATCATCCTCGGAAACAATACCGAGTATGAAGTAGCCTTCCCCGCCATATTCATCCACTATACCAACGTCCGCTATCTGGTGCAACAGCAGCGCATTGGCGAAGGGCGTGCTACGATGCGCGTACGCTTTATCCTCAATACTTTGAATAATTCCGATCCGGAAGTCGAGACATGGCCGTTCGAGGTATTCCAGCGGGTTAATCAGGCCATTCAAGATGCAAAGAACCATGAGCCGGCGCTCAACGAGCGGTGTCAGTTGCTGTACTTTGACATGCCTACCTCGACGAGTATGCTGCAAGCCTATTGGGTAGACTACGAGGTATGGTTCCGTGAGACATCCGCATGGAAGTACCGCAACTGGGTGGAACGCTATCTCGTCATGCCGCCTTTTACTGATCACAGCGATGCTCCGCAACATGACTCGGAGGGACACGGCAGCCACCGTAGCCCTACGGACCGCGAAGCGATACGGATACAGCCCTCCGTGGAGGGGCCCGATCCGGAACTCCCTGAAGAGACCGGAGGATAAAACACGAGCGGCAATCTATAAAGTTGCCGCTCGTGTTCCGTCATGTTCGCTCAGAGTATGATCGCTTTGGCCGGATCGAAGCTGCGATGTTCGCCGTGCGAGACATAGCCCAGCTGGTTCGAAAGGCACTGCGTACGGCCGATCATCCGGTCGATATTGCGGTGCGAATGTCCGTAGATCCAGTATTCGACGGGGCTGGCTTTGATGAAGCCGTGCAGATCCGTGACGAAGGCGCCGTTGAGTGGGCTGCCCAGAAACTCCGGGGCCAGTAACTCGAAGCTGGGTAGGTGGTGCGTTACCACGACGATATGTGCTACCGCGCTGCGGCGTATGGCGTTGTGCAGGAAGTGGAAACAACGGAAGTGTTCCTCGTTGAAGCGCACCCAGTCCAGCAGCCTGTCGCCGCAGCGGATTCGGCGGAAGTCGTTGACGGCAGCCTGCGTATGGAGAGCCATTTCGATGTTGATCGTCGACCACATAGGCGAGAGAATCAGTTCCGTGTCCCCGAACGTCAGCGTGTCGTTGTAATGGTATGCGACGTTGGAACGTATCCTGAGCCGCCAGCCCTCGTGCATCCCGTCAAGGTCGAAACCGCCGTAGAACTCATGGTTGCCGGGGATGACGGCCACCTGTTCGTAATGATCCGATGCCCAATCCCAGAAGGGGTGCTTCGTGCACTCCTTGCTGCCGAGGTAATGGCTGTCTCCGGCCACGACGAGTACATCGCCCGTAACCTGCAAGGGATGATCCTTCAGGTAGCGCGTGTTCTCGGCCAGTTCCAGATGCAGATCGGAGGCGTATTGGAGGCGTAGCATGGCTCGAAACGGCTAATAAAGCAATCCGAGCATCCAGAGCGGAATCTTATTTCCGAAGCCGAATTCGATATCATCGGCAACGACATATGAATTTTCGACTCCCTGAATCTGCTGATTGGTTTTTCTTTTTCCGCCGATTTCAAGCGTATATTTTCTGTCCACCAATACATCGCCCCGGTCGATATAGTTTACCGTATGCTTGTATTTGAGCTGGTTGATGACGAACGTTTCGCGCATGTTGCCCATATCGGTATTGTCCGGCGCCAGAACATAGGCCATATTGGGATTGTCCAGATAGATCTTATCCGGTTTCTGGAGCAGGGAAATACCGTCGTTCTCCTTGTAAATGGTACTCAGCAGTCGCGCCTCAGCCAGATAGTACAGGTATGCGATCAGCGTCTGGCGCGATATGCCTATCCGCTCGCTGAGCTTATTGACATTGGGAATGAAAGGCGCGGACGACGCCACGATCTGTAACAGCTGCTTTATCTTTTGCACATAGGCGATATCCATTCTGCGGAGCAGCGGCAACTCGATCTCCAGAATCATATTGACCACCTCTTCGAGCCGGGAATAATACTGCTTTGGGGTTTCCAAATAGAACGGGTAATAACCGTTACGCAGGTAGTCTGCAAAATATTTCAGCGGCTTGGTACGGGCAAGCACTTCGCGTGAGATCGCCGTATGGTCGTTCAGGACTGCCTCCAGTGTTACCTTCTCCAATTCCGTCTTATGGTACATGCCCATATATTCCCGGAAAGAAAGACCCTGCATTTCATAGACGATGGCACGGCGCGAGAGGTCGGCACGGGCATTCAGTATCTCCAACAGCGAGGAACCCGTGAAGACGATTTGCAACTGCGGGAAATCGTCATAGAGGTTCTTTATCTCCTGCGACCACGAAGGGTACTTATGCACTTCATCGAGAAAAAGATGACGTCCTCCCCGTTTGACGAATTGGTCTGCCAGGTCGTAAAGTCTGTGACTGGAAAACCATATATTGTCCAAATTGACGTACAACGCCTCTTCGGAATCTCCGTAATGGGTCTTGACATACTGAAGTATCAAGGTGGTCTTGCCCACGCCCCGTGCCCCTTTGATACCTATAAGCCTTGAACTCCAGTCGATCTCCGAGGCTAAAGAACGAATGAAATCGGTCTGGACGAATGATAAACGCTGTAAATACCTTTCACGTAATGATTCCATGCTTGTTCTGTTAAGTTCACCTTGCAAATATACATATTTTCTGTTAAGTGCAATTAACAGTCGCCGCCTATTTTTGCAAAGTCCGGATTTCAATCCATGAAAAATGCCATATTTTCGGAATGCAATCCGAGAATATAGGAAAATATCTCCTCTTAAACCCTTTCTTCCTCGAAGCTCTATCCTTCCCAAACGACAAGGATGGAGAGGCAATTCAAACATATCACAGGCGAGATGCGCCGCGGCGAGGTCGCTACGCTTCGCTTCTACGGTAAGATCACCGAGGCTGCGGCCGCGCACTTCAACGAGGAGTTCGACTATGCGGAGAGTTGTTCCCCGTCGCTGATCCGTGTGCTTATCAATTCCGAGGGCGGATCGGTGCTGCACGGCATGAGCATATATTCCACGATCCGCAATTCCCGAATACCTACCGAGTGTATCAATGAAGGTATGGCCGCATCGATGGGATCAGTGCTTTGGGCAGCCGGTGAGCGGTCGCTGATGCGCGACTATGCAATCCTTATGATTCATAATCCCTTTCTGCCATCGGCCGAAGACGAACGGGCCAACGACATGGTTACAGCCTTCACACTCCAGATCCGCACCATTTATCGCAAACGGTTCGGTCTCACGGAGCAGCATGTCACGTCGATCATGGACGGAAAGGCCGGGAAAGACGGCACCTACTTCGATGCCGAAGGTGCCGTTGCCGCAGGTATCATTCCGCAGGAGAATATTCTGGAGACCTCACCCCAGTTGCGCGAGAAAGTTCGCACGGAACTCTCCACATTGGAAGACGCAGTCGCCATCCGTTCGATGATGGGCCGTATCAGTGCCGAGGCAGAGGGTTTCAAACCATCCGGCATTTCGGAGCCTACTCTTAATCGAACCATACAAAAACACAGTACGATGAGCAACGAAAGCAAAACTTCGCCCGAATATTCCGCCGTAGCGGCGACTCTCGGCCTGAAGGACGACTGCCAGCCCAAGGACGTGATGGCCCGCATCTCGGAGCTGATCTCCATGGAGGCCCGTTTCCGCGAGACACAGAAAGAGTTGAGCGACACGAAGACCGTCATGGCAGGCAAGGATGCTACAATTCAGAACTTACAGACCAACGTGGCCGAATTGACCGCTTCCCTCAAGGTTTATCAGGACAAGGAGGCGCAGGAAAAAATCGCCCGTATCGAGGCGATGCTCGAAAAAGCCAAGAACAAGATCCCGCAGGAGGACCTTCCCAAGTGGCGCAAGCTTGCAGAAGAGAATCCCGACTTGGTGGAGAGCACATTAGAGAATATCCCCGCCGTCGAGCAGATATCCAAAGAGATCGCCTCGGATCAGGCCGGTGTGCAGGCTGCCGCTACGGCGGCCAAAACGGCAGAGGAGAAGATGGCTGAAAAGGTCTCGAAAGTCGTGGGCGAAAACTTCGAGTTCCGCACGCTCAAATAGTCCATATCCAATCAGCAAGACGCGGTCCAGACCGCCACCAAACGTAACTGGCTATTACGGTTGTGACAGATTACCAAGCTGAACATTAGAACACTAATTGTCACAACGATAATGGCTGACACGGTAACATTCTTACAAAACGGTTATAACGGAGAGGTCCTCGAAGACCTTCTGACCTACACCGCTCAGGGCAACGACACCTTCCGAGAGGGACTTGTCCATATCAAATCGGGAATCCAGCACAAATACACGTTGCCGGCGATCAAACTGGGCGATGTCATTCAAGACAATGTCCCTACGCCTTTGAGCACCCATGGAGCCAAGGGCGCTAACGGGGAGAACGAATACCAGTTCACGGAACGCTACCTCGAACCGCAGGAGTTCATGGTCTATCTGGAGTTCAACCCGCGTGACTACGAAAAATACTGGAAGTTCGCACAGCCGGACGGCAACCTTGTCTTCCGGGAACTGGACCCCAAGATTCAGGCTACGATGCTCCGGCTGCTGATGGATAAGAAAAACGAGTACATCGGCAACGCCATCTGGACTTCGGCCAAGGGCGGCAAGGCTGCGGCGGGGATCACGAACCCCGCAGGCTGTATCGAAATCGGACGCGGCAAGGAGAAGTATTTCGACGGCGTGATCAAACGCATCATAGACAACGTGAACGCCACGGACGCCGAGACTGTTGCCGGAGGCCAGTGCATTGTCTCGGGAAATACGGAGCTCGCGGACGGCGCAGCCGTAGAAGCGGCTCTCTACGCCATGTGGAAGAAGTGCCCCAAGCAAATCCGCAAGAAGTCTTCGCTCTCTTTCATCATCGGATGGGACGCATGGGACGCTTATGACCAGTATATCTCGGACAAACAGGTCAAGTATTCCGAGAATACCGAAGTCAACCGCTACCGGTTCAAGGGCAAGAAGATCATACCTATTGTAGGTATTCCGGAGCACACGATCCTGCTGGGCGAGTTTTCCACGGGAATGGAGTCGAACTTGTGGCTCGGCGTGGACTACGCCAATGATACCGAGGTGCTGAAGGTAGACCGCCTGCAGTCCAACTCGGAGCTCTTCTTCTTTCTGATGAGGATGAAGATGGACGTGAACATCGTGCGTCCCGCAGAGATCGTCATCCACACGGCATACAAGAAATCATAAACTCACTGCGAACTAATCCGCCGGGGACCGGGGCCGGACTCCGATCCCCCTTTTTCAATCGCACACGACCTATGGCAAAGAAAATAACCGCAGATACCGCTCCTGCGGCTCCGATGGCTGCGGAGGCGATGCCGGCCCCGGCGGCCGAGTCCCCTTCAGGCGATGACAATGCGGCTGGAAGCCCCGAAAACGAAGTCATTCCCGATTCGGATCAGGACGTCGATAATCCGCAATCCTCGGTGTCAACGCCCGATTATGCAGACCACTTGTTAGGAGTTTTCGACCAGTATCCCAAACTCTATATCGACCGTCAGGGAAGTACCTACACCGAAGATACTCCGGCATTCATCCGCGCGGATTCCGCACTTTTCGAGAACCCTCACTACAAAGCATAAACCCCGATGGCATTAGGAAACGTATTCATCAAAGACGTCGACGGCAACATTCCGTATCAGTCGCCCTCCGATCAGGAGCGTGTCACGGGTTTGCTCTTCGATGTATCGCTCCAGCCGGAACTCTTCACGACCGGCTACGGCAAGATCAATGAGAATAAGCTCAAGCTGAACGATGTGGTATATATCACCAGCCGCAAGTCCTCGATAAACGATTTCGGCATTATCGAATGGAGCGACATCATGGACCCCGATCAGGAAATGACGGAGAACTTCATGTACGGCATTCCCGCATACCACATCCGCGAATTTTTCCGCATGTCGGGCGGTGTGGACAGTAACGGAAAGCTTTATGTCATGTTCGCGGACTGCTCTAAGGACTGGGATGCCATAGACATCATGCAGCGCGCTGCAGGCGGCATGATCAACCAGCTTGGCATATGGACCGAGCAGCCGATCTGGAAGCAGAGCGGCGAAGCGGAGCAGTACAATCTGAATCTCGTAAAAAGTCTCAACGACAAGGCCGAGGCTATGGCCTCGCAGAACCAGCCCCTGTCGATCATACTCGCGGCGAACCCTTCAACGACAGGTGCCTCGACTACTGCGGGCAAACAGATAGACCTTTTGAAAATACCATCGGCTATCTGTGAGTCGAGCCGTGTGAGCGTCATCTTCGGGCAGTCGGCCTGCAAGATGGTTCATCGAATACAGCACCGCAATCCGAACAACTCTCCTGTCGGGTTCCTCGGAGCCGTGATGGGAGCCATAGCCAAGGCTAACGTACAGGAGTCCGTAGCGTGGGTCAAGCAGTTTAATCTCTTCGCGGATGACTTCCAGGAGATCGAGCTCGGGTTCGGGGATACGAACCTCGACGCCGACGATGAGTTCGTGAGCCTAAACGCTTACGAATCCCTCTCGCTGACTCTGCTCGACGAGCTCGATGACAAGGGATATATCTTCCCGATCAAGTATGCCGGACGCGAGAACGGCATCTACATCTCGCGCGACCAGACCTGTTCGCACGGAGACTATCGTACTATCGCCCGTAACCGCACGATCAACAAGAGCCGGCGTCAGGTGCGTGAAGCGTTGCTGCCGTACGTGAACTCGCCGTTGATGGTCAATCCCTCGACGGGTTATCTGGCCGCTTCCAAGATCACGGCTTTCAAAACCCTGATCGGCGACATCCTCGCAAAGATGCAGGCCGCACAGGAGATCGCGGGATATGCCGTAACGATCGACGAGAAGCAGAATGTATTGGTAGACGATACGCTCCGTATCGGATACGTTATCGTCCCGGTCGGCGTAGCCACACAAATTTACGTCGAAGAGGGACTGTCATTAACCGCAAAATAATCGCACTATGCCTGTAATCAATAACGTAGCCTATTCGTGGTCGATGATCACCCTCTCCTCGACCGCTTTGGGCATCGAGGAGGGATCAACCACACTCGAAGGGGTGTCGGGCATCAAGTGGAGCCGCAAGCGCAAAATCGAAAGCAATTACGGTCTGGGCGGAAAACCCGTAAGCCGCGGATTCGGAAATATCGTCTACGAAGCGTCGATAACGATGGATTACGCTACGCAGCAGACGCTACGCTCAATTTACGGTTCGTTGTGCGACATCGGAGAATTCGATCTGATCGTGTCATTTGCAAATCCATTGGCGTCAGATGATTGGACCACAACTTCGGTGGTCTTGAAGGGTTGCATCTTCGATGAAGATGCCATGGAGAGCCAGCAGGACGACACGAACATCACGCATGAATTCCAGCTCCACCCCTTCGACATCCAGATCGGAAACTCAACACTTTAAGTTACTTTACCATCATCATCGAACCTCACGCGGGGTATGGCATAGATAGCCATACCCCGCGTGAGGTTTTACTTTAACTCATCCGGTTGTACTCGTGTCTTAAAAATCGGTGATGATCTCATTCGCCTTGTCAATCTGTCCGGATTCCATCTCTTCGAGGTAGATGCGGGTTGTCTTCTCGGTGGTGTGCCCGAGTCCCTCGCTGATGATCGACATGGCGATTCCTTTGCGCCGAGCGCGGCTGGCCCATGTGTGGCGCGCCATGTTGAACGATAGGTTGTTCTCAAGACCCATGCGTTGTGAAAAAGTCCGCAGTACCCCCAAATAGTAGACGCGGTTTCGCTGGTAGAGATCGTAGAGCTCCCGTTCGTATTGTCTCCGTTGGTCCGGGCTCGTTCCCGGGCAGGGGCCTGCGGGCGTGCGCGCGCCTCCGGACCTATGCATAAGGATGGGCAGCGCGAAGGGGGTCGACGGATCGTCGTAGCGATCGAAGATGGCTTGCGTATTAGGCAGTATTCGCACGGTGAAGAGCTGTCCCGTCTTGCGTCGACGATAGTGGATCGTTCCTTCGCGAATGTCGCTTTTGCGCAGGTAGGCCATGTCGACGAACGACATACCCCGGCAATAAAAACTCAGCAGGAAAAGGTCCCGTGCGATGGCCGCATCTCCTGAGAGTTCGGCCTTGGCCACTTGACGCAGAATATCGTCGTTCACGGCCAACTTACGTGTTTTTTCGATTCTGATACATACGGTCTCGAAAGGATCGGCTCCATGGGAGGCGTATCCCTCGAGCAGGCTTCGGTTGTAAACGGCTCGCAACTTACAGATGTAGAAGTTTACAGTATTGGGTTTGAGCCCCTCGCGGACCAGATGGTGCCGAAACGCCTCTACCGTTCCCCGGTCGATATCGTCGAACTGGTAGAGCTGTCCTGCGGCGAAGCGCGTAAAGGCGGTCAGCGTCATTTCAAGGGAGGCGGCCGTTCCGTACTTTCCCTCGCTGCGCAGCATCCCGATGCGGTACTTGAAATAGGTGTTCACGTAGCGGTTGTTTTCTTGTTGGCGGAATGCCGCGACAATCTCGGCCGCTCCGAAAGGCTTTCCCTGAAGTTCGAGTTCGGCGACGATACGGTGCAGGATGAGGTTCTGCTGCGAGAGGTAACAGTTAACTGATTCGATGAAGTTCAGATGTTCGCGTGTACGGCGTCGGTTGACAGCTACGCCCCGGCGAACGTCGAATTCTTCGGGCCGCAGTTTGTAGGGAGTGAATATCAGACTGCGTTTGCGCAGTCGCAGGATTTGGATGACGAGGGTGTAATATCCGCTGTTGGTGTCCTTACGGATGTTAAGCATGGGTTTAATGGATGTTTTTGGCATAAATCTCGGTTTGTTTTGAGAAAAATAGATCAAAGATAACCCCGTTCGATCTTCTTTTGTAGTTCCGGTAGTTCGGTTCAGGGCGCATCTCTGGGGGAAGACCTTGCTTCGTATGTCTTTTTCTCTGTCAAACGTATTTTTAAGGTCAGTCCGTAAGAGAATAACGGGACTTTCCTGTTCGAAAAGATGTATGATTGAGAACAAGGAAGCGTTTTATAGCTTCGGAGCTCCGGTGTACGGAGGAGGAAGGGGCAGGACCGGGAACCTGCGACATTTTTAGGCGGGAGCGTGTGCCGTGTGATATGATAACCCACAGAGGACGCGAAATTGCGTATGCAGGCGGAAAATTACCAAATTAAGGTGGGGAGAATTCTTGTTTGCAGACGAAGATATTGCAAAAACAAATTTTGCGTATATTTGCGACGTCGTGAGAGAATGGTAAATCTGTTGTTCTACTTTTATTCCAAGAGAGTGCGAG